GTTCCATTGTGCCAGCTTCGATTGGCTGTGTTTCGTGCAGCAAATAACCGCGTGTGTGCCGTTTAAAATCTGGCTTGGCCTCATCATCAGCTAATGCCCAATAAACCCAGACCGGCGGCAAAATACCGCCTTGCAAAAAAGCGGCACAAAAGTTTGGATCGGGAACAAGAACCTTGGCACATCCATCAACGTCATCTTCATAAACAACCCGATAATCTGACTGCACACCGTTTAGGTTTTCTTTAGCCCAGCATAGTCGGTCAAATAGGTGTGTGCCTTGGAATGATGGTGTCTGCATTAGGCGAGGTCTCCGTAAACAACTGCATATGCGCTATGTTTGTCAGCGTGTGCGCCAGCAAATGACATAGCAAGCCACTCGCAAGTTGATGTTGTTAAAGGTGTTCGTGCCGATTGAAAGGCTGTATCTACATCAGAGCTTCTTGAACCTGTTACATTTTCTTTTGCATTACCAAACGGCAAATACGATGTGTCATTAAAGCTGTTAGTAAAAACGGTGTCATATTGACCATCCCCATCATCAGTTATAGAACTGACATTGAGTGATTTTCTAGAAACAGGCGTAGAAGCAAGACCGTCTATGTTGGCAAACGCCTTCGCACTACCATTCACAACATAACTTGTATCAAGTGACCCAGCGGTGCTGTGTTCGATTTGGTCTGCTATAATTTTTCCAGCCATTATGCGAGGTCTCCGAATGTGTTAACGCAATTCCTACTTAGATCAGTAGTTCTCTTCGTTGTGCTATAAAATCCGACTGTTCTGTAAGAAGATGTGGAAGGCATATCTGTAAAAAACGCCAACGTAGAATAAGGGTTTGTTATACCGGCGCAAGATAAAGCACCTGCTGAATAATCACCATTGCTCATATTATTCGCAAAATTATAAGTGGCATCAGCGCCAGCATTATCTGTTATTGAGCTTTGATTTAAACTGTCTGCTACAACTTGAGTGTCAAGTTGCGTCCAGTGTTTACACAGACCCTGCTGCAACTGCATAGTCGCCGCACCGCCTTCAGAGGTCACTGTGATGTCACCAGCGTATGTCTTGCCTGTGAGGGTATCTACAATTATTTCGCTCACGCTAAGTCTCCTACTGCCGCAATACTCGCTTGAGTATCATCTGTGTTACTTGCTGTAGCAGAAACATAATTTACATCAACGGAGGTTGAAGTCCACGCACCGTCTGCCTGAGTACCCCTTACCACATCTGTTGTAGAACCTCTGTTGCCACATACACCCTGCAAACAAACAAACGCCGCATCCGTGAAAGCATTTATCCAGTTATGTATTTTGTCGCCATTACCAGAATCAGTAATTGTACTCTGATTAAGTGAGTTGTTTACAGTTACACCTGTATTATCTTGTTCAGAATATGCTTTAAATGCTATCTGCTTCGTCAGTGTGACAGGACTTGTGCCATCTGATCCAACGACTGTATCAACTTTCAAAGTTCCCATTTACGCCACCACCAAATTGCCATTGACCGTCAGCGTTACGCCGGTCGCCACTGTTAAACTAAAAAACGCGCCAGCATTATCACCAGCCGCGATTGTCACATCTGTGTCTAATTGCTGTTCGTGAACGCGGAAAATATCGCCTTTGCCGTTTGTAAGGTCGCCAGTATCACCATTCTCGCCTTGAAAATACGCACCGCCACCGCCGCCACCGCCTGTTGATGGTGCAGCCGTATCTGCCACTTGATCAACGTTAAACAAATTGATCCACGCATCATCGTTTGCGTTGCGCTGCTTCAAAATGTTGGCGGTTGTGTCATACCAAAGCATATAGGCATAAGTCGTGCTTGGTGCAGTTGCGCCGCTGTTTTGCGTTACAGTTGCAGCAAGCGCGTTGTTTAAGTCTGTGCGCGTTGCTGGAAACGTCTGATTTGCAATTGTGTAATCGTGCTGTGCCATCTAAAACCCCGTTGCAACGTAATCAAACAAGCGATCCACTGGATTTGACCCACTATCATAAAACGTGATCGTGAAACCCGTTGCTGATTTACTTGTTATACCATAATAATCGCCAGACTGCATATCCCCAACAGAAATTGACACTGCCAACAGCGTTTTGAACGGCGTTGTGAACGTGATAACCTTTGCCCCAGCACCGCTTTGAATATCGTTATCGCTTTCTGTGCGGGTCGGCAATTTGATTTCCGCAACCAATTCTTCAATAGCTGGCGTTTCAAAGCTGTCAGTGGTTTCCAGTACGGCGCGGAAACGATAACCGCGTGCGGTGTATGATCCAACCACAAATGGCCGATAAGATGTCCACGTTGGCGATGCGTTTGGATCGTCTTGCGTGCTGCTAACGTATAGGTCAACGTCAGTGGTTGCAGATGCCGGTGTGCCGCTATGCTGTGAAAGCTGCGTCAGTTTCATCGTTGCGCTGGCTTGCCCCGTATAAACTGCACCAAGATCAATAATATTGGCAAAATCATATGTGCCAGTGGCCGCAACCGCGCCGCTGCCGCCATCAAATAAGCCGGTGCCGTCGTCAAAGTTTCCGGAAACGCTGTCAAATAGTGCGTTGGTGTCCAGTTGCAGCTTGTTATCAACAACGATCACATCTGTCTTTGATCCGGCGAAAGCGGTGTGTTCTGTTGCACTGTCGGCAAAGTTAAAGCCTTGAACGCTATCAATCAAAGCGATGCTGCTATTTTCGGTTTGTGATACCTTGCCAAACTTATCAACAGCCTTGATCGAATATGTGCCGGTCAAAGCTGGCACTGTAATTGTATTGGCTGGGCGTGCGATCTTTTTAACCAGCGTGCGACTGTTGTTAAATGTCGCGCCAGTGGTCAGCGGTGAATGCCGGACGATATAATGCGACAAATCGCCATCTGGGATCGCAGTCCATTTTAGATCGGCTTGCTGGCCGACAATATTAACTGTAAAGCCGGTAACGTCAGACGGGTCAACGGCAGAACCGGTTATCAAGTGCGTGTCCTCTGTGAAATCAGATTGAACGCCAAGCTGACTGATTGATCTGGCACGCACATCATAGGTTGCTCCAGATTGCACATTTACAAGCGTAAATTTAGTTCCATAGCCAATGCCCAAGCTAGTATAATCGGTGTCGGTTGACAGCTTTGCTTCGACCTCAAACTGTTCGTGGAACGCCGAAGTTGCGGTCACATCAGCAATCAGAACAGAAATTGCTTGCTGGTTATAGCTTTGCAAGTCCTCTGAAACCACAAGGGTCGGGGCGGATATGTTAAAAACATCCGGCAGATTTGTGTTATCTAATGTAAACGCCTTTTCGTCTGCATCCCAATCATAAACCGCGCTATTTGTTTCGCGCAGCAAAAGACTGACATTCATAACCGGCTGACCGCCGCCATCAGACCCGATGCTTGATGTCCAATCCGAAACTTCAAAAATCTTTGATGAAAAGCCAAGTTTATCGTTATTGATTTGAACAGTGTCGCCAACCGATAAATCAAACGCCTTCATCGAGCAATTCATTTGCATAGTGATTTGCTGACGATTTCGGAAAAGCGCAATTTTTGCAATCCTTTGCGCCATTGGTGATGATGTTGTATATGGCAAATCATAATCTAAAAATCTTCTAATGCCACCATCTTCAGTTTCAAACGTGCTGCTTGTCAAAGCTGGATAATCGGTCGGAATATAGTTTGTTTCCGGCGGTGAAAAAACACCCTTTACCGCATTATAATTGTCACGCTTGCTGCGTTTCGTTTGCAATGAAATTTCGCTAATTATATCGCCTTCATCTAACGTGATGGTCGGGGCGGTGTAATCGGCAACTTTCAAATTAAACTTGCCGTTCACATATGAAATGACCCCGCCGCAGCTTGTGACCATTTCTTGCAAAATGCGTTTTGGTGCGTTGCCAGTGGTGAACGTGCCGTGGATTTCATAGCGATTTTCGGAACCACCGCCATCAAGCGCAACAGTTTCATCGCAAATATTTGCCGCTGCCGCAAATCTAACATCGTCTATCTCTGAAGATGAGGCCGCAAATCCATATGTTTCATTTGTCAAATAGTCACGAATTGCCAATGCCGGATTAGCTGAATATGCTGTCGTGCTTGTGCGTGGGTCATATAACTTTTTGCCACGCACTTTTGCGCTGAAATTAGGGATGCCGGTCGGGAAAACCTTATTGTCGAATATTAAACGCACATACATATATGCAATGCCTTGCAGCCGGTGATCTGTTGTCCAAACCGCACTTTCAGAAACCAAACTAGCATCCGCTGTCTGCGTTGTTGATCCCTCGTGCAGTTTGATACGCACTTTGCCAGCATATTTTGATGGGCTAGTCACGTTGCCGTTGGCATCCAAAGTCAACGCTTGATCGTTTAGATAAACCGTTTGGAAGCTGTCAATTTCGTGTGCTGCCATCAAAATCACCATATGCAGCCTTTTATCGCTGTTGGTGCTTTCGATATGCCCCAGAACGCCAGAAATCCTTGTTTCCCCGTAAACAAAGCGGCGCGGCACAATAGGCTGTTTAACCATTTGCGTGCGGTTCTGGCCTTCGCTGGTGTATCTATTGTAATCGGGAACGTCTTGCCTTGCCGCTAGTGCGTTAGTTGCTCCAGCCGCAGCAATTGTGGTCGCCGCCATTACATAGTTGCCGCTTAGAAAATAAATAGTTGCAGTGATTATGGTCGCTGGGTCTCTAATTGCCCTTTCAACGCCCTCAACAAATTCGGAAAACCAACTCATTATTTACCGCCCCAAATCACTGCTTTATCTTGCAAGTCAGCGATAAACTCTAATCCTTTATCATCTGGATAATCAATTTTTTGATCTTCACTGGTATATCTTCGAGTTCTAGCAATCTCCAAATCAATCAACCGGCTTTCACCGCTAATCACAACGCTTGCGGTTTCTCCAGATTGTTGAATGCTCATTTGATCCATCTGCCCTTTAAAAAAAACATATGGGCTATCGTTTATTGCGCCGCTGTCGTCAAGCGTTCCAAAATAAACAGTGATATCGCGACCTTGATAATTTTCGTTCAAAGCTGCGGATATTATTGAAGCTGGCAATGCTGATAAAATTACCGAAATGCCGGTTGCGCGTAGTTCGCTGGTTTCATCAAACCCACTAATTGACAGCATTTCACCGCCGCCACTATAGCTATTGCCGCCAAAACTTATTGCGCCAATGCCCGTCCATAGCCGCAAATCGCCGCCATCAAAGGCCATATGCACAGCAAAAAACGGCTGGAATGCCGCTGCGTTTAAGCTGTTTGCAAAGTCTGTGCCTAGTGATCTGCTCATAGTACCTCAGCCGCGCCAAATGCCATCGAATAAAAACCGGCGTTGTTTATCTGCCAGTCTGTCGCTGAC